CAGTTTGACTTAACCTTTACGGTAAAAGCATGGACGGAAGCGGAACGGTATCATTTCTTCGACATTGTTAGTAGCCAATCGACCATGCACCGTATTAGCAAATTCGACTTGGACGAACAGTATATCGAGTATGTTGACCCACGGATTATCAATGTCATGAATGAGTTGAAGGATATTTACAACGATACCAAAGACCAGAACGATTACTTACGGTTATTGTACTCCAATCCGTGCGGATTCCGTTTAACTGCGGCAATGACTACCAACTACCGTCAGTTAAAAACCATCTATTCGCAACGTAGATACCACCGATTACCGGAATGGAGAGAGTTTTGCGATTGGATATTAACCTTGCCGCACTCGGAGTTAATTACACGGTAGATTGGATAATTGGATAAACAAGATATGATTTAACCAATAATTTAACCAATGGGCTATAGCCAAGCGGTAAGGCACAGGGTTTTGGCCCCTGCATACGCAAGTCCGAATCTTGCTAGCCCAGTTTCCAACGGTAGCTTATGTCCGGCAGAGCAACGGAAATCACCCATTCCGTGAACATGGGTTCAAATCCCTGCCGTTGGGTTTGGCGTGATTCATTTTTTGTCATACTTTTCTTCTTTCATTCATTGTTGCCGTTTATGCGTTAGGGCATACACCGAAAGGTGGCGGCTTCAAAACCACAGTGGCAATTCGGCACTTCGTTGTGTTCGTGGAGGTCGGAATATCCACGGTCACAGCGCAATACTCCGACAAGTGCCAACTGCACAGACCCTTGCAGACATACAATGGGCAAACAAAAAAATACAAAAGACATTTCTTTCTCTCTCGGAAGAAACACTTAATAATCTTGTCGATAAAGGGCAAGGTTAATTGCGCAGATTGGGGGTCAAACCCCTTTCTGTGATTTTTTAGGAGGTATTTTATGGAGATTAAAGATTCGGGTAGTCGCAGAGAGTTTAGCACTGGCGCAGTAAGAGATATGGCAGAGGGAAAAGGCAGAATGGACTTGTTACCGTGGTCTGCAATCATGGAAGTTTCAAAGCATTGCGAAAACGGTGCGTTGAAGTATGGTGAACACAATGTTGACAAGGGCTTGCCAACCCATTCATTCGTTGACAGTGCTTTTAGGCATCTTGCGAAGTATGTTGAGGGTTGGGATGATGAACCGCATTTGCTCGCAAGCGCATGGAATCTGTTGTGGGCTATCCAAATGGAGATTAAACATCCCGAAATGGTTGATACTCCGTGGGATAAAGTAAAAAAAGACTAAAAAGGAGGTGCGCCGTGGCTTCAAAGGACTTAATGGATGTTGTTTCCGGTTTAGAAAACTACATATCGGCAAACGGCGTTACTGACAAAGTTATTGAGGTGTATGTAAACGCTTGTAATAACGCCATAATCGAAGAAAAAGATATTGACTATGGACTAACACTAACCAAAAGGGCAAAGGGGCTTATTGAGGATTTTACACGGCAATTAAGCGGTGTTACTATTTATGAACTTGACAGTTATTGCAACGCAAATAAGGTCAGTTATGAGATTTTGGAACAGTGGTATGGCTTGTTAAAGCTAGAAGCACCGTATCTGTTTCACAGTTACCTACTTTACCTTGAAAAGAACCGTGTTGAGAAAGATAAATTCTACTTTCCAAAGATGGAACAGTTAAATAAGCATGGTTTGATACAAGCAATGCAGGATTTAGAGGATGATAGGCTTGATTATTTGTCAATTTCCATGCCACCCGGCACTCAAAAAACGACTTTGGAGAAGTTTTTTGCAAGTTGGATAATTGGCAAGCACCCATCGGACTACTCATTGTTCTTTTCTCACTCTAGTGACATCACAAGAATGTTTTATGACGGTGTTTTAGACATAACTACAAGTGATGAATACCTTTGGAGTGATATTTTCCCCGATGTAAAGTTAAGAGACACCAATGCAAAGGCTGAAAAACTGGATTTTGGCAAGTATAAGCCGTTTTATTCGCTACAATGCACTTCGGTAGGGTCTAAAAATTCCGGTAAAGTACGATGTAACCGCTATTTGTACTGTGACGACCTTATTGGTGGCATCGAAGAAGCCTTAAACAAGGCAAGATTAGACAGTTTATGGAATATTTACTCCGTAGATGCCCGTCAGCGTAAGTTAAACGAGCAAGTAAAAGAGATACACATTGCGACTAGATGGAGTGTTCATGATGTTATCGGACGGTTAAAGACCTTGTACGAAGGAAGTGACCGTGTTCGGTTTATTGCAGTACCGGATATTGACCCCGAAACTGGCGAAAGCAATTTTAATTACAAGTATAACGGTATGTCGGCAAAGTTTTTTAACGACCAAGCGTTAGCAATGGATGATATTTCCTACCGTTGCCTTTACAAAAACGAGCCGATTGAGCGTGAAGGTCTGCTTTACCATGAGGACGACCTTAGGAGATACACGACTTTGCCTAGCCGAGAGCCGGATGCCGTTATTGGCGTGTGCGATACCAAGTCAAAAGGTATTGACTACATGGTTTTGCCGTGCTTTTACCAATATGACGATGATTTTTACATGGTGGATTGCATTTGTGACGACAGTTCGGACTTCGGTATGCAACATGAACGGTTATCAAACATCATTGTAGACCATAATATGCAACAGTGCGAGTTTGAGAGTAACGCAGGCGGTGACAGATTGGCACATGAGGTCAGCCAAATTGTTGACAAGAAGGGTGGACGATGCAATATAACAACCAAGGCAACCGAAACCAACAAGGAAACCCGAATTATTGTCAATTCGGATTGGATAAAACGGCATTGCTTATTCAAGTTAAAAGAAGATTACACACCAAAGAGCGACTACGGAAGATTTATGGGTCAAATGTTGAGTTATTCCGTAGCAGGAAAGAACAAAAACGATGATGTATGCGATTGCCTAGCGAATTTTGCGTTATTCGTATCGAGAAAAAACAGAATCCGCAAGACAATCATCATGGAAGGCTTTTTGTAGGAGGTGTGGAATGACTACTAGGGAATATTTAGGTCAATTAAAGAATATTGACAAGCGCATAAGGGATAAAATCGAAGAATCGGAAAGATGGTACGGTATTGCAACCGGAACTGGATATACGCTTAAAGAAATCAATGTTCAGACTAGCAAAAAGTTTGACAAGATGGAAAATGCCATTATCATGGCTATGCAGTACGAAGAAGAAAGCCGTGAGTTGTCGGTTTATCTTACAAAGTTAAAGCACCACATTATCGAACAGATTGATGGTCTTATAAATGAAACGTATTACAACGTGTTGAAGGACTATTATGTTCGTGATATGACGATTAAGGATATTGCAAGAAAGCAAGGCTATTCTACTAGGCAGATAATGCGAATACATGAAAGTGCGCTAACGGCTTTTGAGGATATGTACTACGAAAATTACAAGGATTTAACCAAAAGTTGTCTTTGAATGTCTGTGTTTGTCACTTGATTTGTAAAAACTTGACATGATACAATAAAGATGGAAAAGTGCAAGACACAAAAACTTCCATAAATATCCTTCGCAGAAAGGGCTATCCGGTTGGGTGGCTCTTTTTGTTTGTAAAAAAGGGGTGGCATAGTTGAATTACACGCCAGTAACGGTGTATTGCCCACAGTGTAAACGAAAAGTTGGAACTTACGATGGGCGGTCAAGCATAAATATGTTTTCGGTGTGTCAAAAGTGCCGAAAAATGGTTATCTACGACATTCAAACAAAGGAAACAACAATAGAGGAACTTCCGCAAAGGGCTTCTAGTTCGGGAGTTAGATTTTTTAGATAAAGGAGTGAAAAAACAATGGATTTCGGAAGAATTGAACTGTTTACCGATGTTACGGAAGTGACAAGAGACAACTTAATAGACATTCTCCGTGCCGTTGTTGCAGACCATGAGAGAAATGCAAGCCGTATTCAAGGTCTTATTGATTTTGAGAAAGGCTATCAACCGCTTTTAAGGAAAAAAACCTATAGAGCAGACATAAATTGCGTTTGTACCGACAACTTAGCAAACGAAATAGTTGAGTTTAAGCAATCTTACAACTGGGGAAGCCCTATTACGTTGGTAGTAAGAGAGGGTGGAAGTAATAACGCCGGAATTGCCGAAGCGGTTTCCTTGCTTAATCGTTGTTACCAAAGCCAAGACTACAACGCAAAACAACAACAGTTGGCAAGATTTGTCGAAATCGGCGGTGTTGGATATACCTATACAGACATCAACACCAACTACGTTGAGGGAGAAAGCCCATTTACCATTGATGTGCTTGACCCAAGATGTACGTTTGTTGTTCGGTCTAGCAGATACCTTGACCGCAGAATTATGTTATCGGTTACTTACTTCTGTGATAAGCAGGGCAACAAAACATTTACTTGCTTTACCGACAGACAACGGTTTGAAGTAAATTCCAGTTTTGAGCATCTTCCAAGAAGCGGTGAAGCAAATCCGTTAGGAATCAACCCGATTACCGAGTGGATTCGCTCCTATGACCGCATGGGATGTTTTGAACGGCAGATTGACGAGTTAAACAACCTTAATTTGCTTGTTTCCGACTTTTCCAACTGCGTAGACCAAGAAACGCAAGCAATTTGGCACTGTAACGATGTCGAGTTTCCGACAGAAATCATTAAAAACGAGGATGGAACGGAAACGGAACGTGTTAAGCGACCAAAGACAAACGATTGGGTGCAGACATACACTACCCAAGACGGAAAAACACCGTTTATTACTTCCCTTGCAATCAATTACGATTACACCGGAATGTTAAATAATATCATTACACGGCGTAGCCTTATTCTTGAAAAGTGTAACGTACCGCAGAGAAACGACAATAGCGGTGGTTCTACTGGAATTGCAATGTCTGATGCTACCGGATGGACACAAGCCGATGTGGAAGCTACTAGACAAGACCAAATCAAGGAAAGTTGCAAGTTAAACGAAGTAAAGATTGCGCTTCGTGCTATTGCAAAGTCTGAGTTACCGCAAAATAGTCCGTTGCGTAGTTTAAAACACTTTGATGTTAAGACAAGCATTAAGAGACAGAAAACCTTTGAAATGACTACCAAGATTAACGCTTATGCAACTGGCGTAAGTCACGGTATCAATTACAAGGATATGCTTTCTGCTATTAACTTGTTTGACGACCCACAACAAGTCGCTGAAAACAGCAAGGAAACCACTATGGAGTACTTAAAGAGCGTATTTGTTGGCAAGAATGAAGGTGAAGGCGGTGCAGATGAAAAAGCACCAAACGCTGACCGTATGGAACAAGATAAGTCCGACCAAGAAACTCAAAGCCCGTCTATGAGTGGTTCGGCAACAGAATAGGTATCAAGGCATTGGCTTCGGCTGATGCCTTTTTTATATGCCCTAGAGAAAGGGCAATACAAATTTCGCACTATGGACAGTGAAGTCCTTAAAACGCAGTTAGAGAAAACTTAACAACGCAAAATTGGAGGTAAAC